GTCGAGTTTCAAGGCGGAACGCTCGCCAGGGCCACGTCGTAACAATGTTTGATTTTGAGGTGACCGTCACCAAGCGTGACGGTTCGGCGGGGACCTACGCGCTGACCTTTGACGCACTCTGCGAGTTTGAGGAAACAGCCAAAGTAGGCGTACCGGTTGCGTTCAACGAATCAAACATCAAACTGGGCCACCTCGCGTTGCTCGGCTGGATCGCAGAAAAAAACAGCGGTGCAACCGTCAAGCCGTTACCGGCCTGGCGCAAAGACATTGCGTCAATCAACGTCGAGGACCGCAGCCCTCCTACATCAGAGGTGGAGTGAGTGACTGGCTGGCATCGCTGGCCATCGCAACACACATTTCACCTCGGGAACTCATGCAAACACCACAGCCCGTTTTGCGGGCCATGTGGGAACAGTTGAGGAAACGCAACCAACGTGGCACAGGGAACATTCGGATTCCGACTGCAGGACCGTAAAGGCCGCGAGGAAATCGAAGGGCTGCGCGAAATTCAACGCGACATGCGCCGCCTCGGTGATGACACCAAAATGGCGATGAAGCCCACGCACCAGCAGGCCGCCGACCTGGTTGCTGAAGGTGCACGCCGACGGGCACCAGTCCGCTCAGGACGGCTGCGTAAATCGATCAAAGGCACCGCAGTGATGACCGGTGGCCGTGTCCGCATCGGCTATGGCGGTGGTGAACCCAGTTTGTATGCGGGCCCAATCCATTTCGGTTGGCCTGCCCGACGCATCAGGCCACAACCATTTGTGTACGACGAACTCGACGACAGACGCGCCGAGGTGGTCCAGTTGTACGCGGAGCGCATCACACAACTCATCAAGATTCATAAACTGGGCCGCTGATGGCGAAATCAATCAGCATCCCGATTACAGGCAACGCGGCACCGCTGCGCAAAGTCCTGTCAGACACCGAAGGCCGTTTGTCCGCGTTCGGTGGTCGTGTCGGTGGCGTATTCAAAGGTCTCGCAGGTGTCGGCTCAGTCGTTGTCGGTGCGGCCGGTGCTGCCGGTGGCGCACTGGTTGCCCTCGGCTCACATTTTGACGGCCTTGAGAACACCATTGTTCGTGGCACAGGCGCGTCAGGTGACGCACTTGACGACCTGGTGCAGTCCACACAGGACGTACTAAAAACGGTGCCTGACAGCGGTGAAGTAGTCGCGCAAACCCTTGCCGACGTGAACACGTTTTTTGGGCAAACCGGCGCTGAACTTGAGGCCACCACCACCGCGTTTCTTGATTTTGCGCGTGTCACCGGCACCGACACCGCTAAAGCCATCGGCGCAGTTGACGCGGCCCTCACCCAGTTCGGTGAGGACGCATCGAACACCGACGAGGTGTTAGGCGACCTGGTGCGCATCAGCCAGGCAACCGGCGCACCAATGGACCAGTTGCTCAGCCAAATGGAAACATTCGGCCCGATTTTCGCCAACGCAGGTTTTCACCTAGAAGAAACCGGCGCAATCATGGGCATGCTCGAACAGGCAGGCGTGTCCGTTACGCGTGTCGGTCCTGCGATGAACAAGTTTTTTCGGGACGTGGCCAAAGAAGGTGGCCGCCCGCAGGACGCGCTGCAGGACACGGTTGGCGCAATCAAAAACGCTGGCAGCGAAATGGAAGCGCTCGCGATCGCCTCAGAGGCGTTCGGTGCGGAAGGTGCGCAACGCCTCACCAACGCGATACGTAGCGGCAATTTCGAAATTGAAACATTCAACGGGTTGCTAGGTGAAGGTGCAGGCGTAGTCGGGCAACAGGCCAACCAGGTTGCCACGCTGTCAGACAAATTCAACCAACTCAAAAACATGGCGTTGGTTGGGCTCGCACCGCTCGCTGAGGCCGCGTTTGATGGTGTGATGAAAGCCATTGACGCGGTGATGCCGTTCGCACAGCGCATCATGGACGCGTTCGGTGAAGGCGGTTTGCGTGGCGCGTTCGGTGAACTGAAAAGCGTTGCCGCTGACGTGTGGCCGTCAGTCAAAACTGCGTTGGTTGAGTTTATGAAGGCTGCAGGCCGGTTCATTATTGACGACGCGTTGCCGTGGATCAGCAGCAAACTGATGGAGTTGGGCCAGGCGCTGGTTGATTGGATTGGGCCACGCATTCGCCCAATGCTTGAGGCGTTAGGCGATTTCATTGCTGCGGCAGCCAACTGGTTTGTCAACGACGGCCTGCCAATGATGGTTGACAAACTGATTTTGTTGGGCAACGCGCTGGTGGACTGGATCAAACCGCGCATTGTCCCAGCGCTCACCGCGCTCGGTGAATTTGTGGTGACTATCGCTGACTGGCTACTCACCACCGCACTGCCGAAAATCGCTGAACAGTTAGCAAAACTGGGTTGGGCAATGGTCCAATGGATTTACGACCTGCTGCCCGACCTACTGGTTGGGCTCTACGAATTTCTCAAAACGATTGGCACATGGATTGCAACCGAGGCCATCCCGCAGGTGTTTGACTGGTTCAAAGGTTTGGGCCGCAAAATCATTGACGGCATCGTTGACGGCATCAAAGCGGCCGCCAGCAAGGTTGGTGATGCGCTGGCCAGCATCCCAGGCGTATCACAGGCACAAGGGCTCATTTCGGCTGTCGGCGGCATCCTGCCGTTTGCTGATGGTGGCATCGTCACCGGCCCCACGCTCGGCCTGATCGGTGAAGCAGGACCGGAGGCCGTGATCCCGCTTGACCGTATGGATGGGCTGGGCGGCCCCACATACAACATCACCGTGCAAACAGGTGTTGGTGATCCTGGCAGCATCGGGCAAACCGTCGTGGAAACAATCAAGGCATATGAGCGACGAGCAGGTAACGGCTGGCGAGCATGAGCCTGCCACTAGCCACCGCAGTCCTGTTCTACTCTGACAGTGGCGTAGCCGACCCGTTCACCCTTGACAGCGCCACCAGCGGCATCCTTGACAGCGACGTGCTTGAAGGTGTCGCACCCGTAGATATCACCTCGGCTGCGTATTCGGTGCGGATCACTCGAGGCCGCAGCCGATGGCTTGACGATTTCCAGCCTGGCGTGTGCACCGTCAGCCTCGACAACCGTGACCGTGCGTTTGATCCGCTCGGCGCAGGCACCTACAGCAGCGACATTGTGCCAGGCAAACGGTTTCGGATCACGACCGGCAGCACACCCATTTTTGATGGTGTCACCGACGACTGGAACATTGACTACACGCTCGATGACGACTCACGCGCCTACGCGATCATTTCGGACGGTTTCAGCGACCTCGGCCGCACCCTGCTCACCGAAACCAGCACCAGCAGCCAACTGTCATCTGATCGGCTTACAACGATCCTTGACCGGCCTGATGTGAATTTCCCGACCGCGTACCGTGACATTGACACAGGTGTCACCACGCTGCAGGCGGACACGATTGCTGACGGCACCGACGTAGCGACCTATGCGCAACTGATTGCACGCACCGAAGGCGGCCGCCTGTTTATGGCTGCTGACGGTGATTTGACGTTCCGCGACCGGTACGAAACCCAAACCACTGCTGGTGCACTCAAATTTGCTGACGACGGCACAGGTGTGCCGTATCAAAAAATTGCGGTGGCTGTCGGCTCCGAACTGCTTTACAACCGTGCGCTCGTGAACCGGCAAGGCGGCACGCAACAGATTGCTGACAACTCGACTAGTCAGGACACGTACGGCATCCGGACTCTTGAGTACGCCGACCTGCTATTTGACACCGATTCCGACTCGGACAATTTCGCTGAGTATTTGGTGTCCCGCTACGGCACACCTGAAGTGAGGTTTAGTGACCTTGAGGTAAACCTCCATGCGTTGGACGGCACACAGGCAGGCAACGTCGTCGCGCTTGACCTCGGCGCAGTCATCCAAGTGGTTTACAGCCCGCCAGGTGGCGGCACCGCAATTGACCAATACGCGGTTGTTGACCGGATCGCTCACGAAATCGGCCCTGAACGGCACATGATCCGTTTTGGCCTGTCTAAAACTGTTCAAGCGTTTACACTTGATGACAGCGAGTTTGGCAAACTCGACGGTGACGCACCACTCGGCTACTAGGAGAACTGATGGCAGAAGGTTACAAAGATTGGTCAGCAGGCGACATTTTGACTGCCGCTGATTTGGAGGATTACACGGTGAAACAGTCGGTGATGCGGTTTGCTGATTCGTCGGCGCGCACTACTGCGCTGTCAGGTGTTTTGGCTGAGGGCATGATGTCGTATCTCAAAGACACTGACACGGTGGAGGTGTACGACGGGTCCGCATGGGCCGCAGTCGGTGGCGGCAAGATTTTGCAGGTTGTGTCCACCACCAAAACCGACACGTTTTCGGCAAGTATCACCGCAGGGTCGTCGTCGGCTGTCACCGGTCTGACCGTCAATATTGCGCCGTCGTCAACGTCGAACAAGGTGCTGATTCAGGTTATGCTGTCCGGTGCTGTTAGCGTATCCGACCGTGCAGGTGTGATTTTGACTCGTGGCGGTTCGGCTATCTCCGGTGCGATCGCAGGCGCAGCCGGTTCCCGTGCCCGAGTGACAGGCGGCATAACGGATCGTGAGTTTGACCCGAATACCTCCACGTTTGTGTATCTGGATTCTCCGGCTAGCACATCCACGCTCACCTATGGCGTGAGCCTGCAATCCGTGGCCACTCGCACCCATTACGTCAACCGAGGTCAGGACGACACTGACTCCACTGACCGGTTTCGTGCCGTGTCCACGATCACTGTTATGGAGGTGTCAGCATGATTGACTACGCCGCCGTTTTGACCGCCAACTATCCCGAATCTGCGTGGACGTTGGACGGGGACACTTACGACGGTTTGACATGGCTGTCTGATACGCCGAAGCCAACGCAGGCCGAGTTGGATGCGACATGGCCCGCAGTCCAACAGCAAAAGGCACAGGCCGAGGTTGACCGGCAACGGCATGCCGCCTATGTCGCAGAATCCGACCCGCTGTTTTTCCAATGGCAACGCGGTGAAGCCACCGAGCAGCAGTGGCGTGACAAAGTGGCCGAAATTCAAGCCAGGTACCCTGATCCTGCCTAATCATGTGGGACCGCAGCCGTGCGGCATGGGAACAGGCCCCAAACACTGTTGAGGCGCACACCAACAGCGGCGCTGTCCAATGGGCCCGCGTTGAGCGGCTAGTAATCCATTACACGGCAGACCGGCACGCCAACCCTGACACTGCCGCCTATCTAAGGGCCATGCAGGCCAGTTACGTGCGCAGCCGAGGGTATTCACTCGGATACAGCGTCGCTGTAGATCAAGCAGGTGTGTCGTGGGAAATACGCGGCACCGAATACCAGCCAGCCGCAAACCGTGGCCACAACGCCACCACCTGGGTAATCCTGTGCCTGATCGACTGGCAAAACCCTGCACCACAACCAATGGTTGACGAGGTACGCAACCTTGTCGCATGGGCACGCACACAAGCAGGCCGACAACTGCCCGTCATCGGTCACCGCGACCTAGCCGCAACCCGCTGCCCAGGTGACGGCCTTTACAGCCAAATTCAGGCTGGCGTGTTCGAACCGCGCACACCGTGGCCATCCACACCTGATCCTGCACCACAGCCGCAACCCATCACCGACGAGGAACCCAACATGCGCATAGTCAGCCCGCCAGTACGCGCCTACGACAGCCGCAACACGGCTGCACACGGTCGAGGTGAAACTCGAGCAGTGCCGCTCGGTGATTATCGCGCCGCGTTCGTCAACGTCACCGTGGTGGACCCGTCCGGTAGCGGCTACCTCACCGTATGGGGTGACGGCCACACACCACCAAATGTGTCAAATGTCAACTACAGTCATGGCATCAACATCGCAAACAGTGCATGGGTGCCAGTACGGACTGACGGCACCGTCCAGGTCTACACCTCAAGCCCATGCCACGTACTGATTGACATTCAGGCAGGCATCACATGAGCAAAAACTCAATAACCGTTGTCAACGTGCCCAAAGCCGTCATTGCGTTAGTCGCGTTGGTCTGCGTCACAGTTTTGGGTGCGCTCAGCGTTCTTGAATCTGACGCGGTGCTGGCGATCATTTCCAGCGTTGTCGGTTACGCCATCGGCAATGGTGTCGCAGCCCGCAGCGGGCAGGCCGTTGACCCGATTATTGGGCAACGCAAAACCGAAAACTGAACCAGCCAGGAGGGAACATGGGATTAGCCGACGACCTCGCCAACGTCAACATTCAACGCTGCTCATTCGGCCGGTGGCTTGACCAAGCCGACGACACCGACCGGACAGCCGTACTGGACTACATCGAACAGATACGCGAAAAACGGCTACTGAACCCTCGAGGGCAGGGCCCATCCATTCAAAAACTGGTGGACACGTTGAACAACAATGGTGTCGCGCTCGGTGTGCGTGTCACACAAATTCACGTCAACGGATCATGCAGGTGTGAAACATGACGATTGCTGACGGATTGTCCGACGAGGGCCGCCAGCAGGCCGAACTGCTTGAAGAAACGGTGCGGGAACTGCAGGCCCGCCTAAAAGACCAGGACGAACTACGCAAACGCCTTGAGCGTGAACTCGGTGTGCTGTCCAACATCGGCACGCGCGATCAGCCACCCAAATGGTTGAAAACACCACCGAAATCAAAAACGAAACACACGGCCACACCCTGGCTGCTGCTATCCGACCTGCACCTCGATGAAGTGGTCAACCCTGCCGAGGTGCACAACGTCAACGCCTACAACCGTGACATAGCCAAACTCAGGCTGTACGAAACCGCACGCCGATTCGTCAACGTCACCCGCGACTACTGGACCGGCCTCAACTACGACGGTGCCGTAGTGGCGTTGGGTGGCGACATGTTCAGCGGTGACATTCATGAGGAACTGACAGCCACCAACGAGGACACGGTGCTCGGCAGCCTCGACTACTGGATAGATCACCTAGCAGCCGTCCTCGCGATGCTGGCTGACGAATACGGCCGCCTGCACGTGCCCGTTGTTGTCGGGAACCACGGCCGACGCACTCGCAAACCGCGTTCAAAACTGCGTGCCCGCGACAATTTTGACTGGTTCCTCGGCCGAGCGCTCGCACGCATATTTGCCGACGATGACCGGATCACGTTTGACGTATCCGAGGCCGCTGACTGCCTCATACCGTCCTACGGGCACACAGTGCTGCTCACACACGGTGACCAGGCTCGAGGTGGTGGCGGCATCGGCGGTATCTGGCCGCCAATCATGCGGCTTGATGCACGCAAACGGCAACGGCAGGCCGCGTTTGAAATGCCTTATGACCTGATGATCATGGGCCACTGGCATCAACTGGTGTTTGGCCCGTCGTTTGTCGTGAACGGCAGCCTGAAAGGGTATGACGAATACGCGATGACCGAAAATTTTGGTTTTGAACCTCCCGCGCAGGCTTGCTGGCTGATGACACCTGAGCACGGCAAAACGTGGACCGCTCCGCTGTTGCCCACGGATAGGGCTGCTGAAGGCTGGTGATCAGCGCGGCGCGTTATCTGTTGCGCGGCTGGTTGCTGCGCATTGTTGACAACCTGGTTGCGTGGCGGCTGAATCAGTTGCGCAACAAAATCAGGTCTTGACAGCCACGTAGGAATCGTGTCTAATCGCTCG